CTTTTCCGTTTTCACCGACACAAGAGAGCACAAGTCATGACTAGGGCTAAACAGGGTCAGAATCGGGCGTTGCAGGTCGTTACAGAGGCGAACAGGGACGAACAGGGAATCAGTGCTCAACCTAAGCGTCTAATCGGCTCTGGGACGCCTAGAATCTCCTCACGCTTAAACGATTTGCCGTCTAAGGGCTTGGAAATCATTGACTTTGCCAGCCAGATAGGCGTAGAGCTGATGCCGTGGCAGAAGTTTGTCTTTGAGCACGCGCTCAAGGTCAAGCCGGACGGACGCTGGCACGCGCCTTTGGTCGTGGTCGTTGCAGCTAGACAGAACGGAAAGTCCACGATTATGGAGATGTCGATTCTGGCTCGGCTTTTCCTATGGCAAGAATCCTTGCAGCTTGGATCAGCGCACGTTCTGACTACATCGCTGGAGACGTTCCGGCACGTAGTCAGCATTATCGAGAGCCATAAGGATTTAGCAAAGCAAGTCAAGAAGATCCGATGGGCTCATGGATCCGAAGAGATTGAGCTGATGTCCGGAGCGCGATACGTGGTCAAGGCGGCGAACGCCGCAGCACGTGGATTTGCTAAACCAGAGACTGTTTACATGGACGAGACGCGTCAGCTCAAAGACACCGAAGCCTGGTCAGCCATGCGCTATACAATGATGGCCGCTAAAAATCCGCAGCTCTGGACGTTTTCAAATGCCGGAGATCAGCATTCGCTGATTCTCAATCAGCTACGCGAGCGCGGTATGGCTTCGGCTGCTGGTGGCAACGACGACATCGCTTATTTTGAATGGTCGGCATTTTCGGACAAGATTGAAGATGAGAAAAATTGGGTCGCGAGCAATCCAGCGTTAGGTCACACAATCCACGAAGATAATATCCGCGCCGTTCTCAATGATCCTCCAGATGTTGTCCAGACCGAGGTGCTCTGCCGATGGGTCAATACAATCTCCGGCGCAATTCCGGTCAAGGAATGGGAAGAATGTGGATCTGATGAAATTGAGCTAGATGTCGAGAAGATGACGTGGTTCGGACTTGATTTAAGTCCGGACAGACGCGACGGAGCATTAGTGGCCGCCCAGAAAAATTCGGACGACACTTTCAACCTCAAGCTTCTGCATACCTGGCACAATCCAATCTCGTTAGATGATAAAGCTATCGCGAACGACATCGCGCCCTATGCACGCAAGTATCCGCTTGAATATGTGGCTTTTAGCAAGAGGACAAGCTCTGCGGTAGCTGCGCGACTTATGCCAGCCGGCATTCCCGTCATTGACATCGACGGGGCTCTGTACGGACAAAGTTGCGACGAACTTCTTGGGGCGATTACGTCAAAAAGACTCATTCACGGAAAACAGGCAGAATTGTCCAAGCAGATATTATCGGCAGTTAGATTGCCAATGGGCGATGGCGGCTGGATCATCGGTCGGCGCGCCTCTAGCGTTGCAGTCTGCGCAGCCGTCGCCAGTGCGTTAGCGACACACTTTGCGACACGCCCAGAGATGGAGATAGACATTCTGGTCGGCTAGATGTATACGCGAGGTTTAGACTCTACACATGGGTCTATTTTCACGCAACGTCACAACCGACACTCCGGCGATGACTTATGACGTTCAGGCGTCATTAGCTCCAATCAATACATTGGATTCAGTATTCAACTTTTTTGGCACTGCCGGCATTACAGCTACACGTGAAGAATTTATGAGCGTTCCAACGTGCGCTCGCGCAAGAAACATTATTTCGTCAAGCGTTGCATCGATTCCGCTTAAGGTTCGCACAAAAGCCGATGGTGCTCGCGTTGAATCACCGCCGCGCGTAATCAATCAACCAGATCCACGCATTCCAGGATCTGCTACCTACGCATTCCTGTGCGAGGATATTTTGTTATACGGCTACGGCTATTTACGTATAAGCGAAATCTACGCGGACACATATCGCATTAGAAGTGCAGAACGCATATCACCAACTCGCGTCGGCATTCAAACAAATTCTATTGGAACAGAAATTGAGTATTACACAGTCGATGCTTATCGTGTGCCAGATACTGGCGTCGGTGCTCTTGCAGTGTTCTACGGAAACGATGAAGGCATATTGCATCGTGCAGGTCGCACAATTAAAGCTGGTGCAGAGTTAGAGCGCGCGGCAACAATGTACGCGCGCGAACCAGTGCCAACAATGGTCTTGAAATCTAACGGAACGGCGTTGCCAGCAGACCGCATCGCAAAGCTTCTTGAATCTTGGGGCAGTGCTCGACGCAATCGTGGAACTGCATTCTTAAACGCCGATGTTACTCTTGAGACTCTTGGATTTGATCCGGAGAAGCTGCAACTAAATCAAGCCAGATCCTATGTGGCGACGGAATTGGCAAGAGCTTGCGGCATTCCGGCTTATTACGTCGATGCAGAATCAGGATCTAGCATGACCTATTCCAACGCGACTTTGGCACGTCAATCTCTGCTGGACTTTTCTTTGAGATCCATAATGACCAGCATTGAAGAGCGTCTATCAATGACAGGCATGGCTAATGATTTTGTGCCAGCATCACAAGAAGTTAAATTTGATTTAGACGATTACTTGCGCGGATCAGCCAAAGAGCGCGCAGACGTTTACAAGATTCTTTACGACATCGGAGCTCTTACTTCCGATGAAATCCGACTAGAAGAGGAAATGATCCGATGAAAGAAACAAAGCCAACTCCAATCAAGCTTGACTTTTCAATAAAGGTCACGGCAACAGACTTTCCTAAGCGCGAAATCTCTGGTCGCATTGTCACCTGGAACGAAGAAGGCGCAACATCAGCCGGCTCAACAATGTTTCAGCCTGGCTCTATAACTTTTGGTAATACAACCAAATTGTTACTTGAGCATCGCCGTGAATCGCCAATCGGATTCCTAAAAAGCTACAAAGTCACCGATTCAGGTATTGATGCGACGTTTTCTATCGGCAATACGACCGCAGGATCTGACAGTCTGGTCGAGGCCAGTTCTGGATTACGCGACGGATTTAGTGTGGGCGTAATTGCTGAAAAGTATAAGAATGTCGATGGTGTTCTTGTCGTAAGTGCAAGTGCTCTCAAAGAAGTCTCACTTGTTACAGATCCGGCGATAGCTAGCGCAAAAGTCAGCATCGCGGCAAACCTAGAAGATAATTCTACATCGCAGCCTGAAAAGGTTGCGGAAGTAGAGAAAGAAAATCCAACTACTGAAGGAGAAACGCAAGTGGAAGAAAATACAACCGTTCCAGAAGCATCAGCCGAAACGGTTGAGGCTTCCCAAGCTGTGAATGCAAGTGCTCCGCGTCCAGTTTATTACGCGAAGCCACGTTCACCAATTAACTCACAGGCAACTTATTTAGAGCACACAATTCGTGCAAGCATTCGTCCAAATTCTGATTCTGCACTTTGGGTTCGTGCAGCCGATGATTCAATGGCAACTGAAGTCGGATTCAATCCAACACGTCAGCTCACCGAAGTAATTAACGGACTCACTAATTACACAAGAAGCAACATTGATGCTATTCGTACTTTTGCGCTTCCTGATGCTGGCATGAGCTTTGAGATTCCTAAGATCACAGCCGTTCCAACAGTGGCAGCAACAGCAGAAGAAGCTGCACCATCAGAAACCGCGACAACTGCTTCCTATATTACGGGAACTGTTAGCAAGTACGCCGGCCAAAATACGCTCAGCGTTGAGCTCATTGATCGCAGCTCACCTGCGTTCTTTGAAGAGCTTCTTCGCCTTATGGCTGGGGCGTACGCGAAGGCGACGGATACCGCCGTAAATGCCGGTCTAATCACAGCTGCAGCACTTGATTCAACAACAGTGGCAACATATCCAACAGCTTCCGAGCTTCTTGGATTCGTCTCTCGCGGAGCTGCTGCTGTTTATGCAGGAACTCAAGGATTCGCCAAGAACATCATCGCTAACACTTCACAGTGGGCAAACTTGATGACATTGAACGTCTCTGGTGCTCCGCTTTACAACGTTGCAGCAGGACAGACAAATACAACTGGCGGCGTCGTAAATCCATCATCAGTGCGCGGAATCGTAGCTGGCTTGGATCTTTATGTCACAGCCAATACAGCTTCAACAACTGAC